TTCTTTATTATATTATATCGAAAAAATGAAAATGGTTCTAGGAGTTAATGAATTGCTCGAAACTCATTGCTCTACTTTCGTAGATTCGTTCTATTGTGTCGATGTATACCTCGGTGAGCTTTAACGTCTTTGGATCTCTTATCCATGCACGAACGCTTCCGTTTTTGTAATTTGGAAGCAACTTGTGGAGCTTGCCCGTAATCACTCTAGGCTCTCCTTTTGTTTGAGAGTTGACTATCACTCCACGAATTCTATCGCCAGGCTTGAAGAAAGTTCTTAGTGTGCTTAGTTTAATATCGAATGGGGTAAATCCAGGATCTCCCTTGATCGACATATCGGTGAGTGGTGCCTGTTTTACAGAAACTCCTGGCGTAAATTGGCTTCTACCTGTGGTAAAGTTAAAGTCGCCTTTTGTTCCATAAAAAGGTAGACCTCTAGCGAAGTCTCTCTGGCCTAATGCACCAGGCATTCCCCTATTTTCGTTTAGTTTACTCATTACCAAGCAAGAGGAAGGACTCTTTTCTTGTAACCAACAACTGTGTAGTCTCCTACTGGATCTACTGGGTCTCCTGCCGAGTCACAAAACAAGAATTTTCTAAGATATACGTGAACTGTTGGATTGTTAGTGAAATAATTGATTGGGTACACAGGAGCATCATTGTCCTCGTTGTCTATTCCCCATATCTTTACGTGAGTTACCCCAGCATCAACATCATCAAGATTTACGAATTCTACCTTAAACACAGGTCCTCTTGAAAACCCATACTGTTGAGTCTCACCTATTTGCCAATAACCGACTGTCGTTCTTTCTGTGCTTGGTCTTCTTCTGTCTGTGCTAACAAACGTTGGTGCATACACTGTATCGTTTATCAATGTGATTAGTTCTGTACCGCTTTCTAACATCTTGTTTTAAATTTTTTAGTCTGCTTTTCCAAATAGGACTAGTGCAGAAACCTTAATAACGTAATCCAAATTGGGATTTATTATCTCTATCTTATTTATTAAATCTTCTGGATCGTTTGATTTAGGATTGGTGAACATCACAAAAAGGTTGTGAAGAGGGTATTCTAACGACTGCATGTCGCTTGCTCTCTCTATGGAAATCTTCACCGATTTTTTACTCAATAGTATTTCTTCAGAGTTGTTGTCGTAGATCGGGTAAGTTATCTTGATCAAGACTCCCCTAGCGTACGCCTTTCCGCTCTCCAGTATTTGACTTGGCGAGTTTACTATCACTTGATTGTCGAAGATAGTTAGGGTTCCACCACCTGCTTCCAAGTTAAGACCTACACACTGATATCCATCAACAGCTAAGGTTACGTCTCCTAAACAGAACTCTCCCTGGATATCCTTCTGGTCGACTATCTTAAAACATTTGTCGTTGAATAGTTGAAGATATGGCTGGTTTTCGTAACCTCCACAGCAATCACAGATATCATTTAGATTAGGAATAGCCATTTAGTCTTATTTTTTGTGCTTGATTTTTTTTATTTATCTCAAGCATTATTTACTAAATCGCTTCATCTTATCGCTTAATGATCCAGGTTTTCTTACAGGTTTAGAAACGTTGCTGAACGTAGTTTGAGCAACTGCTGGTTTTTCAGAATTAACAGAAATCTCAGTAACTGGTCCGCTTTCTTCGATAGTTTCAAGAGCCTCGTTTATTTCTTCTACTTCTTCTTTTAATTCTTCGACCTCCTCTTTGACTTCTTCCTTAAGGTCTTCGATCTCTTCGACCAGTTCCTCTATGCTCTTAGGTTTTCCTTCGTATTGGATGAAGAAGTGTAGACAGGTGAGTGATATCAATGGAAGAAGACCTCCTTCAAGAAGTGCAAGAAATCTCTTTTGGGCTATAACATCTTCTACGTCTATTCCCATCGCATCTATTACAGGCTGAGTCAACTCGACCCACTGTTTAAAAAACTTAGAAGCTTCGTTTATTTCAGTGTAGCTAAAGTAAATGTTACCTACGAATTGGATGAAGGTGACTATGATGAACACGAACCATACTGAAAAGCCTTTTACTTTTACTGAGGCTGCTGCTATTGCAGACATTGCCGCTATCTCAACGGCAATCGATAGGTACACTGCCCAACTCATCGGGTTAGCCAAATCATACCAGCTAACTACGTGAGATATTGAGATAGCTGCTACCGAGATTATCGGTATAAGAAAGGCTAGCTTGATGATTAAGTGTTGGTTGTTGCTAAACCACCTAGTCATTTGATTCTATCTTATTTTTTACGTCAGACAGGCTGCTTTTTCCCTTGTCTAAATCGTCTTCATAGATCAAGTAATTGAACATCGTGCGCTCCATCTCGTCCCTAACCTCTTTTTTAGTGGCAACCACGTTTCTTAAAGAATCTAGAAGAAGCTGTGTTTTTTGAGAGTCTTCAGCGTACTGTTTCTCTAGTTTCGAAACTCTAGAATGAGTACAACCTTTTGCTAAGTATAAGAGCAAGAGAACGGCTGTGCTTACCTTCCAGACGTTCTTTTTAAGTAATTCTAACCAATTTTTCATGTCAGTTTATTTTTTTTATTTATCTCACAGAACAATACCTAAGATCGATGCAGCAAGACCTAGAGTTAATGAAGACAGGTAGGAAACTGCCCATATCATCTCTTTTTTATTGAAATTCTTACTATCGAACTTTATCTGTAAAACATAACCATAGAAATCGTCGTTGTGTATCCTGTCATAATCGACAGTTATCACATCGAGTATTCCTTCCTTAGTAAGGAAATCGTTGTATTTAAGCATCTTTTCAGATATCATCTTAAGCTCTACCGACTCTTGAGAAGTGTCAGAATAGAGTAAAAGCTCTGGGTTTAAGTTTATCCCTAAATACAGATTGGCATCAGGATCTACTTTGAAACCTATCTCTTCTAGCTTGCCTGCAGAGTTTAGGTCGTAGATTATTTTCTTGTAGGTCTTGTGTTTCTTTAACTCGTTTAGGTTACGATTCAAAGACTTTATTACCCATACTGGATTTATCTTGTTCAATATCATAATATTGCTTTTATTTTTTCTTCGAAGTGAGGATTCTTTTTGAGTATCGAAACTCTTAAGTCAGAACGAATTTTTCTGAGCTTAGTCTTTACTGTGTTTTCGTTCATTTCGTACTTCACAGCAATGTCTTTTACCTTCTTGTTCTTTATCATCTTATCGACAGCTATTCCCTTAAGAACAGGATCTGGGATTTCGTGTATCTCTGTGATTGTCGTGTTATAGATCATGTCTAGATCTCCACTGCTCACAGTTACTTCGTCGAACTCATCGGGCCTTTCGATCTTGTGTTGGATAAGGTCGATGTCATAGTGAGAGTTCTTCTTTTGATGATAAAGATAAAATAACGTCTCGTTCCTGGCAATAGTGTATATCCAGGTAGTAAACCTGCCCTTTTGATAATTAAACTGGCAGATGTTCTTAAATATCTTTTTGAGAGTCCACTGAAGGGCCTCTTCAGTATCCACATCGTTTTTGCAGAATTTCCAAATAAAATATCGGAGCTTCGGATAGATTAGGTTTGCGAGCTCATTTCTGTCTGATTCTTTTACGTCTTCTAAGAGTAGCTTTTCGGATAATTCTTGAATTCTTGCATTAGTTCTAGCGTTGGTTTGTTCATTCATATTAGTTTACTTCCATTTTTTTGCTGTTTATTGAGTTGATTATCTTAACACACTTTGCACATTTCTCATACTCTTCGAGTTCTTCATAAAAAACTATCGCTTTTTCTAAGCCGCTTATGAACTTTTCTTGAGAAAGGTTGATTGTGTATAGATCGTCATTGATGCTTATCTTTACGATAGTCGCTTCTGTTTTTTCTAGGTCGCCGTACGATTCTTCGATGGAATTGATTAAGTTATCATATATCACTTTTTTGTGGTGGTTGAACACTTCATCGAGCGTGATGTCACCTTGGAATTTTAGGGTCTTCATAGTTTTCGTTTTATACAATATAAGTATACTACAATTGTCCTAACTTTTAAAAAATTTGGAGTTAATTTTTTTCATCTTATCTAGAGCCTCTAAATCGAAAACATTTGAGGCTTGTGCTTTATTAGATTCTGCTCCACTCGATGGAGCGTTTACCTTCCTTAAAGTATCGTAATCGTATAAAGGTTTGGTAGAACCCGTCCTAAATAGACTGAATATCTTTTCTTCGACTTCCCTACGATATTCGGGACTAGCTGCCTCATATGTTGCTATTGAAAGATCCCACATTTGGGAAGACTCAAAAGCCGGAGCAAGATTGACGCTAGTCATTGCAAGGTCATCGTTTCCGTTCTGTCCTCTATACGTTCCTCCCTTGGACCTACCAAAAGACATTAACTCAGCAATGGTTAGGTAATCGTTAGGAATTATACGGGTGATCTCTACTAAATACTTGAATTTTTCACAGTATTTTATCTTATTAGTTGGGCCAAGTCTTATTCCTGGTTTAGCTTGCACTGCCATTTCTGTGTGTTTAGTATGTATTAGCTGAGATGACCAGTATTCCTCGTTATCTTGTAGTCTATTCTTTATTATCTCTCCTTTATGGTTCATCTCAAGGACGATCCTAACCTTTTCAGGATTGAATAGATCGTATGTTATGTATTCAACTGCTGCTGCGAATTGATTCACGTCGATCTCGTTAGACCTTAGTGTTGCTACCTGGATTAGAGAAACTGTGTCAGCTTCTCCACGTATGGCTTCCTTTTTCTTGATTAGTTCCTTTACTGGAAGGGCAACTGCCTTGTATATGTTAAGTACTGAAAAGTCTCCACCGACACCGTCCGCAGTATCTATAGAAAATATGTAGAAAGCCGGATCGTTTTTATAGTCGGATGGGGTCCTTTTTGCATAGCTCGGATGGACGGTAAAGTAATCGTTTATCCACTGCTTGTCTTCAGTCAACATGAAGCAAGAATTGACGTAGTTTGCACGTATTCCATATAGCCTCTTGAGCTCGTTTGAATTGAGCAATAACTGGTCGGACGAGAAGAACTGAAGGCCATATTCTTGGTTAAAGTCTTCGACCGATCCCATGTTAGCAATCGCCTTTTGTTTCCACTCTTCGTCCCTACCTTTTACCTGCCACCAGTCTACTCGTAAAGGAACGTATTCGCTGATTCCAGCAATCGCATCCTGCCAGATCTCATAGAACTTATTACGTCCATTTGGAGTGGAAGTTATGATTACTTTCGCGTTAGGGTCGGCAGTGATCGTAGGTAAGATTGCTCGATAGAACTCGTCCAAGTTAGATTCGTTGATGTGAGCGAACTCATCAATGTAAAGCAAGTTAACTGTAAGACCGATACCTGATTTCTTTGTGGTTGTTCTACCGACTATACGACTGTCGTTATCGAACTTGATGTTTCCTGAGTTTATGTGTTTGATTCCAGGTTTTAAGAAGAAAGGGAGACCGTCTAGACATATACGGAACTTGTCCAATAGCTCTCGAGTGGTGGTAAAGTTGTCGGCTACGACCAATGCAGTCTTTTCTGCATGGAAAAGAAGGAACCACAAGATAAAGATGGCAGACGTAACTGACTTACCAGTCTGACGACTTGCCATCAGGATGTTGTATTTGTTTCCTTTAAAGGAGGTAAGAATCTCTTCCTGAAAATCACGAAGGCCTGGAGTGTCCTTGACGAACTTTACACCATCATCAGTCTGTATCTTACAATAATTGATCGCAAAGTAGATGAGGTCGTACTTACATCTCTTTAGCTCTTCCCATTCTTCTGGAGTGTATTCAAAAGGTAGATTGGCTCGTTTTAGAGCAATATCGTTGTCCTTGAATGGAGAGTTATGGATTCCTTTGATATCGAACCCTTCGTTTTCGATCTCGTCTAAAAGCTTATTGATTCGGATTGTCGTCCATACCGATGTGTTTGTGTCGTCGTCGCCACCGGACATCGCTGATATTTTTCTAGGGGTAAACGCGCCCCTGTTTGACATTATATCTTTCATCGACTTAAAGTATTTCGTTAAGGTCTATAAAATCATCGGTCTCTTCGTCGTCCTGAATCTGAATGTTTCTTTCACGCATC